CATGGTGAGGTTGGCCAGCGAGGTCTTGCCCATGCCCTCGGGGCCGACGATCTCGTGGGTGCGCTTCAGGGCGAAGCCGCCGCCGAGGGCGTAGTCGAGGGTGAGGGAGCCGGTGGATATGAACTCCGGGCGGACCATCGTGTCCTTGCGGGTGACGCGGTCGCCGTAGGTCTTGGTCAGGTCTGCGCGCAGCTTGGCGAGGCCCTTGGAGGCAGGCATGGTGCGGGGGTCTCCTTGGCGGTAGGAGCAGCTGATGGCGGTCAGCTGTGGCCAATGGCGGTTGGCTTGATTTCGCAGCTTACGCCGCAGGACTGACAGTGGCCTCGTTCTGGCCTTCGAGGATTGCTGCGGCCTGGCCCATCTCCCACTCCAGGGCCATCTCCAGGAACGCGAGGCGGCGGAGCAGGTAGCGCTCGGAGTTGTAGTCACCGGCGGGGGCGGTGCGAGGGTCGCCGTAGATGCGGCCTTCCTCCAGGCGCATGACGGTCTTGCCGGAGGACTTCATGGCGTAGCCAAGGCCGTTTCGCGTCATCTTCTGCGCCAGGCGGGCGGCGCGGACGGCCTTGCCGAGGCGGGCCCAGGCGGCGGCCGGGTAGATGGAGCGGTCGGCGGCGACGGGGGTCTCGCCCTGGAAGTGGGGGACCTCCGGGGCGGCGGTGGGCCACATGGCGGCCGTGAGGGCCTTCTCGACGTGGGAGCGGGCGGTGCCCTCCTCCCAGCCGAGGACTTCGTCCAGGAGGGCGAGGTCCATGTGGCCGAGGGCGTCGGCGACGTCCGGCGGGATGAAGCCGCTCTCCAGGGCCGCGTACTCGCGCACCGTCAGGCCGACGTGCTTGGCGACGGAGGCCTGGGAGATCTGCAGGCCGTTGCGGGTGGCCTTGGCGGCCGCGCCGAGGGCGGACCAGTAGGGGTGGCTGATGGAGGAGATGATGGGCATGGCGGTGCCTCTCACAGGGGCTGGTAGGCGACGAGGCTCAGGCCCCGGTCGTTCTTACGGAGTTCGGCCAGGCAGAGGTCGCCCTTGTTGAAGCGGCGCTGCTCGACGGCCCAGGCGTCACGGAAGACCGCGACGCGGAGGGTGGAGATCTCGGTCTCCAGGGTCAGGAAGCCCATGTCGCCCGTCTTGTGGGGGCGGGCTCCTGCCACGATCGCGGCGACGTAGTAGGTGCCGTTCGGTCCGGTGGCCAGCTGCTCGGCCTGGGCTCGGCAGACAGCGCGGTCGTTCGGGTCGAGGTCGTCGAACGGCGTGCTGGAGAGGTAGGTGCCGAGCATCTCGTGCTCGATGGTCCGGATGTCCACCGGGCTGTAGGGCTCGACGGTCTCGATCTGCAGCGGCGGCGGCGCGGTGTACTGGCGGCAGGCCTTGGTGCAGCGCTTGGGCAGCGGCTTGCGCTTGAGGATCTTGCCGGTGCGCGGGTTGATCGGCGCGGGCTCGCTGGACCAGTCGAAGGTGCACCAGACGTTCTGGATCTGCAGCGCGTCCGGGACGATCTCGACCCTCTTGTGGACGCACTGGGAGTCCTCGCCGGTCTTGGCGGCCAGCAGCTTGGCCTCCAGGCCGCGCCGGTTGGTGACGAGGGTGTCGAAGGCGCCGACGCGGGCGAGGAGGGCGACGACGCCTGCGTTGGCCTTGGGGCTCTTGCGGGCCTCGAAGTCCTCCCAGGAGGCATACGGCTGGGCCTCGACGAGGGCGCGGACGGCGACGTCGCCGACGCCCTTGACGGAGCCGAGGCCGTAGCGGACGGCGTAGCGCTCGGGGTCGGCGGTGAAGCCGGGGCCGGAGTGGTTGATGTCCGGCGGGAGGACTTCGACGCCCAGGCGCCGGGCCTCCTTGACGAACTCCGGGACGCGGTCCTTGTCGACGGTGCTCATGGCGGCGACGAGGAACTCGCGGGGGTAGTTGACCTTGAGGAACGCGGTCCAGAACGCGAGGAACGCATACGCGTAGGCGTGGCTCTTGTTGAAGCCGTACTTCGAGAACTCGGCCATCTGCGCCCACAGGCGCTCGGCCTGCTCGCGGGGCATGTCGACGCGGGAGAGGAACTCCTGCCCGGCGTCGGCGATGGCGGAGACCTTCTTCTTGCCCAGGATGCGGCGCACGCCGTCGGCCTCGGACTCGTCGTACCCGGCCAGCAGCCGGGTGACGGCCATGACCTGCTCCTGGTAGATCATCGCGCCGAACGTCGGTGCCAGGACCTGCTCCAGGCGGGGGTCGGGGTAGGTGACGGCCTGCTCGCCCGCGCGGCGGCGCAGGTAGAGGTCGGTCAGGCCGGAGTTCATCGGGCCGGGCCGGACGATGGTGACCATGTCGGCCAGCTCGGCGACGTTGCGGGGGCGCATGCGCTCGCACAGGCGGGTGCCGGAGTGGGTCTCGATCTGGAAGACGCCCAGGGTGTTCGCCTGCTGCAGCTCCTCCCAGACCAGGGGGTCCTCGAACTCGGCCTCCCAGGCCTCCAGGTCGATCTCGTACCGGCGCTGCTCGCGGACCAGGTCGAGGGTCTCCTGGATGGTGTCCAGGGTGCGCAGGGTCAGGATGTCGAACTTCACCAGGCCGATGGCCTCGACGTCGCCCATGGCCCACTGCGTCACCATCTGTTCCTCGCCGTCGATGGTGCGCATCGGCAGCCAGTCGGTGAGCGGGGCGCCGGTGGAGATGACGACACCGGCCGCGTGGCGGCCGTAGGACTTCAGGCGGCCGACCAGGCGCTCTGCCATGGCGAACAGCTCGGGGTAGCGGTCGGCGTACGGCTGGAGCTGCTCGCCGTGCTGGACCCAGAGGTCTTCCCAGGACATGCCGAGTCCGGCGGTGCCCGCTTCGGCCTCGTCGATCAGGGCGGAGACCTGGCGCAGGTCGGCGGCCGCGTTCTCCGGCAGGGAGGAGGCCAGCGCGCGGACCAGCTCGTTGATGACGGCCTTGTTCTTCAGGCGCAGCTCGGAGCCGATGGAGACGACGTTGCGCTCGCCCCAGCGCTCGCGGAGGTAGCCGAGGATCTCGGCCTTCTTCGAGGCGGGGAAGTCCACGTCGAAGTCGGGGAGTCCGGCGCGGCCGCGCGTCAGGAAGCGCTCGAAGAGGAGGTCGTGCTTGACCGGGTCGAGGGAGGTGATGCGGGCGAGGTAGGCGACCAGGGAGCCGCCGCCGGAGCCGCGTCCGGGGCCGACGAGGATGCCGTGGTCCTTGGCCCAGCCGACGTAGTCGGCGACCATCAGGTAGTAGCCGCAGAACCCCTTGGCCACCAGCAGGTCCATCTCCCGCTGGTAGCGGTCCATGTAGACCTTCGTCTCTTCGGGAGAGAGGCCCTGCGGTATGCGGTCCCAGTTCTTGATGCACAGCTGGTGCAGTCGCTCGACGTCTTCCTTCGGGTCTCCGGTGAAGGACGGGGTGGTCGTCTCGCCCTCGATGCGGGCGTTGCAGCGGTCGGCCAGCGCGCGGGTGTTGGCGATGGACTCCTCGACGACGTCCTGGCCGAGGTAGGCGAGTCCGGCGCGGACTTCGTCCTCGCCCATGACGTAGAGGTTCAGGTCCTCGGCGAACAGGTCGCCTTCGTCCTGGACGTCCTTGTTGGTCTGGCAGGCGATCCAGACGTCGTGGGCGTGGGCGTCGTCGGCGGTCGGGAAGTGGGAGTCGACGGTGGCCAGCAGCGGCAGGCGGAACTGGCGGGCGAACTCCACGAGGGCCTGGTTCAGGCGGACCTGGTCGGGCATGTCGTTGGGCTGCAGCTCGACGTATAGGCGGCCCGGGAAGAGGTCCATGAGCCGGGTCAGGCGGGCGGCCGCCAGCTCGACGTCGCCATCCTTGAGCGCGACGGCCACGGGGCCGCGCAGGCAGCCGGTGGAGGCGATGACGCCCTCGTTGAACCGGCCGAGGGTGTCCCAGTCCATGCGGGGGCGGTGGTAGAAGCCGTCGCGGAAGGACTCGGTGGAGGCGGCCCAGATGTTGCGCAGGCCGGTGTTGTCCATGGCGAACAGGCAGACGTGCCAGTAGTCGTTGCGGAGCTTGGCCTGCAGCTCCTTGTCGCCCGGCTCGGCGCGGATGACGCGGTCGTCGCACAGGTAGGCCTCGATGCCGAAGATCGGCTTGACCCCGGCCTTGTCGGCCGCGCGCTGCAGCTCAGGGTGTCCGGCGCAGGTGCCGTGGTCGGTGATGGCGACGGCGTCCTGGCCGTGCGCGGTGACCTCGCGGACGATCTCGTCCATGCGGGACAGGCCGTCGAGCGGGCTGTACTCGCTGTGGGTGTGCAGGTGCACGAACCCGGCGGCCGCCTTGGGCGGGTTCTCCATGGCTTCGAGCTGGTCGAGGACCGCGTGGTAGGTGGGTGCGCCCTCGTGGTGCTCGAAGCGTGCGTAGCGGACGCCCATGGTGAAGATCCGGCCGTTGGGTCGTTCGCGGCCGTCTTCCTCGATCCGGTTCGAGGTGGTGGCGCACAGGCCGTCGCCGACGCGGACGAGGACTCCGGCGGCGCCGTCGCGCAGGGCGCGCTGCCACAGGGTGATGGGGAGGTCGAAGTCGACGTAGTCGATCAGGAGCCAGCGGGTGCCGTCCTCCTCGTGCTCGACGAGAGCCGGGAGGGCAACGCAAAGCTCGCCAACCTGCACAGAAGGGGCGTCTGATGCGTAGGAGTTGATGGTGCGCAGCACGTGGTGGTCCTCGCGCGTGAAGGATGGTGAAGATGGCCCGGACCGCCCCGGGTGGAACATCGCAGCCCGTAGTTGGCGTGAGGAGGGCTGGGCCCGTATCTGACGGGCACCCAGGGCGGACCGGTGTCTGTGCGCCTGGGTCAGGCGGCTGCGGCGCCCTGCTGCGGCGTGCCGAGCATCTGGATGCGGCTGCGCAGGTCGTCGGAGATGTTCGCCGGGCCGCTGGCGGCGTCGGCGGCCGGGAGGTTCACCACTCCCCCGGTGGTCGCCGTGGCGGCGACGATGGTTCCGTCCTTCTCGACCGTCTTGGTGGGGTCGAAGAAGCGCGCGTAGTACTCGTCGGTGGCCTTGTCGCCGACGATCTCCTCCAGGGAGATGCCGCGCTCGTTGACGGCCTGCAGGTACTTGTCCCAGGCGGGGGTGCCGGGGCGGACGTCCGGGATCGGGTCGATCGGGACGATCTTGTACTCGGTCTCGGTGCCGGTGCCGGAGCGGGTGACGGAGAAGTCCCGGTCGGACACGGTGCCGTACAGGCCGTGGAGGGCCTTGAGGTGGCTGAAGAAGCCCTTCATCGGCATGTTGATGACGATGATGCGGGGGTAGCTCAGCTTGTTGCCGGTCGGCTTGCCGTTGGCGTCGAGTTCGTCGACCTCGTCGATCTTGTCGCGGACGCCGATGACCACGCCCTGCTTGGCCGGGCCGCCGAGGGCTTCGCTGCCGTCGCCGCGCACCAGTTCACGCTCGACGGCCAGGGCCCAGACGCGGACGCGGGGGGTGCCCGGCTTGCCGAAGGAGTTCTTGAGCTTGGCGTCGCAGATGTAGCAGTCGCCGTAGTGGCCGGTGAAGGCCTTGTCGTAGCGGCAGACCGAGGTCATGGACTTGGGCCACTTCTCGGCGTCCTTCGGGCCCGGCTTGGTCGGGATGAAGGAGTGCTGGTCGACCCAGATCCAGTCGTCGTGGTCGGTCAGCAGGCGAAGGACGGTGGACTCGCCGTCCTCCTTGAGGCCGAAGAAGTCCGGGCCACGGCGGCCGGACGAGGAGACGTTGGCCTCCTTCTCGGCCTGCTCGGCGGCGGTGCCGCCACGGCGGAAGCTGATGGGGGCGGGGCTCGTGTTGGCGGTCACGAAGGCTCCTGATGATCTTGATGGGCTGGTGAGGCCTGTTATGCGACGACGGCAGTGGCGGCTGCCGTAATCAACTCCCCGGTCACCGTGGCCCGTTCGTGGAGAAAGACGACGGGAATCCCGATGTCTCGCACCACGAGGAACGGCAGGTCGTTCGCGGCGTGGAATCCCACGGCGAAGTGGGTGCATCCACGGCCCGCGAGGGCCTGCGCGAGCCCTTCCCGCCACTGGGCCAGTCTGTCGACGTCGTCGCAGGTGGAGGCCAAGAGCAGGTAGGAGTACGGCCATGCGGCCGGGGGGTTGGATGAGGGATGGCGGTCCCTGTCTCCGTCATCATCAAAGCCTTCGGTGGAACCCGAAGCAAGAAATCGGAGGAGCGGATTTTCCGTCTCCTCGGCCAGAGTTTCAATAATGTCTCTGGCGGTCCTTCCGGTGCCGTATTCGGCGTTCTCCTGGGCGGCTTGGGCGGCCGCTTTGCGCAGGATTGTCTGAACGACCGCGCGGTCCGCGTACTTGCTGCCGGGCTGCTTGGCGTCGTATGCGGCCCGGCGCTTGCGGTTGATGAGCACCTTGAAGATCTCGGTCAGCTCGACGCTGTCCGGCCCGCCGAGGGCCTGGTAGGCCTCGCGGATCTCCCGCTTGGTCGCGGTCGGGGAGACGCCGAGCCGGGCGTAGTAGCCGTTGACGTCGTGGACGACCGGCGCCGGGCGCGGTGCGGTGGGCGCCAGGGCGGTGCTGGTGGAGATGATGATGTGCTCGGGACGGCCGTTGATCCGCAGTCCCGTCATCGTCTACTCCCCTTCGTCCTCCGGGCCGGTCTCGTTGACGACGGCCTCCCACTCCTCCTGGGTGAGCGCGCGCCCGATCTTGGACGGCAGCTTCTCCTCGGTGCCGTCCGCGACGGCGGTGATCTGGCCGGTGCCGAACTTGAGCATACGTTCCTCCTGGGGTCACCCCTTCGGCTGCCGGGCCCGGATCAGACAGCGCACCGGCCGGGGTGGGCAACCTGGAAGCAGCGGTGGCAGTAGAGGACCTTCGGCTTCTCCCAGACCTGCCAGGGCACTGCGTGCTCGTTGACGAGGAGGTCGTACAGCTCGTCGGACAGCTCGGCGGGGTCGGCGGCGAAGGGGCTCTGGACGACCCAGTTCTGGCACCAGCGGGAGGCGATCTCGGGGGCGCCGGGGAAGAAGTGGCCGTTGTAGGTGCGGCCCGCGACCGCGCGCCATCCGGCGGGGTCGTTGTCCATGAACCAGATGATCTTGCGGCGGCCGTTGACGAGGTGCTTGATCTGCTCCTTGGTGACGACGGCGCCGAAGGTGGCCTCGACGTCGCTGTGGTGCTGGTGGCGGAGCTGGCTCATGGGCGACTCGACGACGACGACCTCTTCCCGGTAGGGGTCGTAGTCGAAGATCGTCTCGTCGCGGGGGAAGGCCGGGGTGCTCAGGTACTTCGGAGAGGTCGGGTCGGCGCCGGGCAAGCGGCGGGACTGCCAGCCGACGAGCTGGCCCTTCCAGTAGTTCGGGATGACGGCACGCGGGCCGGTGCGCACCCGGGCCTCCGGCGGGCCCATGAAGCCGTCGGGGTCGAGGCAGATCCCCATCCGCTCCGCTGTGGTTCTGGGGATCTGGCGGTCGTTCAGGATGTACTCGGGGACGCCCTGCCAGCGCTCCAGCATGCGGGGGCTGTAGACCGGCATCGGCGGCCGGGTCTTCGGCGTGTACAGGGCGTCGAAGAAGGCGAGCATGTCGGGCAGGCCGACGGCGCGGGTGAGTCCGGCTTCGCCGAGGAGCCATTCGCGGGCCTCGTCGATGGTGGTGTCGCCGCGCACCGTGGCGATGAGCCACAGGATGGTGCCGCGTGACTCGCAGCCGAGGCAGTTGAACAGCAGCTTCGAGGCGTTCAGGGCGGCGGTGGGGTTGCGCTCCTGGTCGTTGTGGAAGAGGCCGACCGGGCACGGGATGATCAGCTCGTCGCGGATCTGGCGCTTGACCTGGATGCCGAGGGCGTCGAGGACGTCCTTGGCGAGCTGGGCCTTGTGCTCGTCGGGGAGCGCGGTGAGCTGGTCGAGGTCAGTACTCATCGGTGGCGGCCGCCTTGACGCGGGCCAGGTCGGCCGGGGAGGCCACGCGCTCGCTCCAGACGTATCCGCAGGCGTGGCAGCCCCGGCACAGGTGCTCGGTGGTCTCGTCGGGGACGTCCTCGGGGTGCTCGCTCATGGCGACGATGGCGTCACGCCGTTCCTTGCACATGCTGGCCACCACGGTGTCGTGGTACTCGGTGACGGGGTGCAGGGTCAGGCACTTGGGGCAGCGGCCCTCCGGCTCGCCGTTGAACGGCAGGAGCCACGGGCCCTGGGCGGTGGCGGTCATGCTGCGGCCTTCGCTTCCTTCTTGACGGCGCGCTCGGTGGCGCGGCGCTCGCGGTGGGCCTCGCGGCAGGTGCATTCCGGGTGCGGTGCGAGCTGGAGTTCGGCCTTCTTGAAGTGGTAGCGGTAGCCGCGCTCGGTACCGCAGATCGGCCGCAGGGGCGCGTGGAAGGGGTTGCGGCGGCTGCCGGGGATCTCCTCATACTGCTTCTGTTCCTCGGCGCGCCGGGAGGCCGCCTCTTCCTTCTCCTTGCGCTTGCGCTCCTTGGCGGCCTCGGCGTACGCCTGCTGGCGGGCGTTGTGGGCCAGGCGGCAGGGCTCGCACTCCTCGCCTGCTTCCTTGTGACGGCGGTAGGCCATCTCCGTCTCGCAGTCCGGCGGGAGCAGGTCTTCCTCGGTGATGCCGAGGGCCTCGAAGCGTTCGCCCTGGGTCTCTCCGCCCCAGATGCCCCACTCGCGGCCCTCGCGGCCAGCGCGGCGGCAGGCCTCCATGGCGGGGCACGTGGCGCAGATCCGCAGGGCCTTGCGGGCGGCCTTGGTCTCGCGGCCCTTGCCGGTGTCGAACAGCTCGGGCTTGACGGCACAGGGGAAGGCGTAGGCGCTCACAGGGTCACCTCGCCGAGGACGTGCTGGGTGCCGTACCAGGGCTCCCAGGCACATCGCCAGTTCGTCAGGTCCATGCGTCGGGACGCGAGCATCTGCAGGGTGGCCATACCGGCGGCTACCTCGGTTTCTGAGCGGATCAGGCCGAAGACCCAGGAGCTGTAGCGCTCGATCGCCGAGGAGTCGGCGATGTGCTGCAGCTCCAGTCGTCCGGCCTTCTGGGCGGCAGCGACGCCCTCGCGGTTGATCTGGCAGTTCAGGAACACCGACGGCGTGTAGCGGCCGGTGGTGATGAGCTGGGACAGCTCGTTCATGATCTCGGCGATCGTTTCGTGCTTGGGTCGCCGGGCGTTGGGGCTGGGGTGGGCGATGTGGGAGAGCTGGTCGATGATGATCGACTTCGCTCCGTAGGACTGGGCCTGGCGGATCAGGGCGGCCGGGGTGCGCAGGCCGTCGTCTGGGGAGAGGACGTGCAGGCCGTCCTTCAGGTCTTCCTCGTTCTCGGCGAGCCAGGTGCGGACGCGGTCGACGTCCTCGGGGGTGGCGGTGCCTCGCTGGTACTCGCGGTAGTCGACGCAGCAGATCTGGCAGGCGAGCCTGTCGTAGGTCATCTTCACGCTGTTCTCCAGCGTGTAGAGGACGGTCTCGCGCTGGCGCTTCCACTCGGTGTGGGCGACGTGGGTGGAGGTCCAGGACTTGGCGCCCTTGGGCGGGGCGCACCAGGCGCAGATCTCGCCGCCGTGGACGCCCAGGGTGTGGTCGTCGACCTCTTTCATGCCCAGGGACATGCCGGTGACGACCTTCGGGGCGGCCGCGCGCTGGTCGTAGCGGGCCAGGGAGTCCTTCAGGCCCTGGACGCCCTCGACCTCGTTCTGCCGGTTGCGGACCGACATGGACAGGCCGTGGAAGGCGGCGGCCGCGCGGTGGACGGCCTCGACGCGTTCGTGGGGCTCGGCGTTGGCCATGTCGACGGCGGCCTCGCGCTGCAGGCGCTGGGACTCGGCGAGGACGTACTGCGACTGCAGGTACTCGATCGCCGCGAAGACCTCGTCGACCTCCAGGTCTTCGTCCGGCAGCTCGATGTTGCACTGCTCCAGCCGGTGCCCCCACTGCTCCTGCAGGAGTTCACGGGAGGGCGCCTTGGTGCGGCCGGAGCGGTAGAAGTACGAGACGGCCCACTCGACGACGTCGCGCATGCCGGTCGTCGGGATGCACGCCGGTTCCAGGCCGGTGTCGGCCAGCTGCTCCAGCGCGTCTACGTCCGTGAGGGAGGCGTAGAGGACTGTCTCTGCGTGCAAGGTCATGCGGTCACCTGTGGGAACGCCAGGCCCTTGGCGACGGCCAGGGCGACTGCGTGCGTGCGGTTCTCGGCGCCGAGAGCGGGGCGGATGCGGTAGCGCCAGTACTCGCGGACGGTGTGGATGCTGATGGCCAGGTCCTCGGCGATCTCGGCGTCGGAGTAGCCCCCGCTCGCAAGTTGGAGGATGTCCCCCTCCCTCGGTGAGAGGGGGTCACCGGGGGCCTTGGCCGTCAGGGTCACGGGGTGCCCTGGGGCAGGCTGTCGACGTCGACCGCGACCATGCGCAGGCACTGGGCGAGCCCGGCCAGCTCCAGGTTGCCCTCGGCGTGCTTCATGACCTCACCGGCCAGGTAGCGGACCGAGTCGCCGGGGGTGCGCCTGCGGATGAAGAACACCGCGCTGGGAGTCTCCGCCTGCTTCTGCGCCTGCTCCAGGGCTTCCTCGGCCTGCTTCTCGGCCGCCAGCGCGCGCTTCTTCCACCGGCCGCACTCCGCGATGACGGCGTCGTTGCGCTTCTGCAGGTCGATCAGGGCCTGGTTCGCCGTGGCCAGCTCGGACTCCGGGCCGCGCATGGCGGCGACGATGGTGTTGACGCGCTTCTCCAGCTCGGTCACCTCCTTCGCGGAGGTGCCGAGGAGCGTCTTCAGGGTGTTCAGCTTGTGGTCGACGACGCGGACCTGCTCACCGGCGTTCACGGCGGCCGGGCCTGCGGCCGGGGCGTAGTGGCGGGTGACTCGGTTGTCGGCCGTGGCCTGCCAGGCGTAGGGAAGGCCGGAAGCCCTGGGAATCCTGGTGCCGTGATCCAGGCTGAAGGACATGTCGTCGATGCTCATGGTCATACCGCCGTGATGGGTCGGGCCAGGCCGAGTTCGGCTTCCTGGCGGGAGAGTTCGCGTCGCACCGGCCGGTAGTCGGTGCCGGTGACCTCGATGAAGTCGGCGCACTCGGTGAGCAGGCTCATCGCGTAGACGCCGTACCCCTCCTGGATCTCCTGGGGGGTGAGGTTGGTGGTGAAGATCGTGGGGGCCGCGTCGCTGACGCGGGCGCGGACGATCTGGTCGACCATGGACTCGACCATCTCGATTCGTCCCTTGTGCTCCTTGCCCCAGTCGTCGATCGCGAGGACGTCCACGTTGCGTACGCGGCGCGTCCACTGCTCCTTCTCGTCCTTGTCCCGCCAGGAGCTGGTGAAGAGGTCGATGATCTCGTTG